TTGTAAGCATTTAACATATCTGTGGCCATCACTGACAGAGGCACTTCGTTGTTGTCATACTGTAAAGGGTTATATGACCAGTTGCCAGATATGGCCTGATCAAAATACTTCTGCATCATTGCTACAATCTTAATGTAACCGTCGTTGCTCTTCATATCCCATAACAAAGTATAAGAATTTTTTAATTTTGGATATCCTGGTACAATCTGTTTAAGAGGGCCTTTTTTACTCTTCTTAATAGATAGAATAGCTCTTGGTGGTTCAATACCGTTAGTTTCATTGCATACCACAGATGATGATTCTGATGGCATCTGTGCTGACAGGGTAGAATGTCTTAGTCCGTGTTCTTTGATTGCTTTTCTTAAACCTTTCCAATCCATACGTTCTTTGTGTGGAATAATTTCATCGATATCTTTTTTATAAGTGTCTATTGGCAGTAACCCGTCTGCATATTTGGTTCTATCAAATGCTGAACATTTACCTTTTTCTTGTGCTAGTGTATTACTTGCTCTTAATAGATAGTACTGGAATGCTTCTGACAGTTTGTCCACAGCCTCCCACGCACCTTTGTGATGATATTTTAAATCCATTTTGGCAAGATAGTGTGCCAATCCAATGTATCCAATACCTAAACTTCTTCTTGCTTTGGTGCTGATTTCTGCGGCTTTGACTGGATAGTCTTGATATTCAATAATTTCATCCAGTGCTCTTACTGTTAGATCACAGAGATTTTCTAATTCATCTAAACTGTTTATAGCACCCACATTAATAGCAGAAAGAATACACAGTGCTATTTCTCCTGCTTCATCTGAAATGCTTTGAAGAGGTGTTGTGGGCAGTGTGATCTCTTGACAGAGATTTGACATACTAACTTTGTCTTTAAATGACGAGTGAGAATTACAGTGATCTATATTCATTATGTAGATACGACCTGTTTCTGCTCGCTCTTTTAGTAGATCAAAGAATAATTCTTGTGCGGCGATAGTTTTTTTAGGAATGTTTTTATCTTTTTCATATTTTACATACAGTTCATCAAATGCATCTGTACCAAATGCATCGTACAATCCAGGCGCTTCGTGTGGAGAGAACAGAGTGATATCGTCATCGTTGATAAATCTCTCATAGAACAGTTTAGACATCTGAATGGAGTAATCCATTCTTCTCACTCGATTATCTTCTGTGCCTTTGTTATTTTTTAATACTAGAATGTCTTCAATCTCTTGGTGCCATATTGGGAAGTGTACAGTGGCGTTACCGCCTCGCACCCCATTCTGTGTGCAACATCTCACTGTGGCTTCAAACTTTTTAAGGAATGGAATTACTCCTGTGTGTTGTACTTCTCCGCCTCTGATCTTTGAGTTAATTCCTCTGATTCGACCAGCGTTGATACCAATGCCTGCACGACGTGCCACATACAAACCAATAGCCATATCGCTAGAAAAAATAGAAGACAGAGTGTCGTCACTGTCCACCAAAACGCAACTTGCAAACTGTCTGATAGGTGTCCTAACGCCTGCCATGACCGGAGTAGGAATGTTGATTTTGTGTTGCGAAATCGCATCATAATATTTTTTAACATACGTCATCCTTTTGTTTTTTGGGTAATCAGCAAACAGAGTGGCCGCAATCATCATATACATATCTTGAGGAGTTTCATATAGAGCTCCAGAAGATCTATCCTGTACTAGATATTTGTCCACTACTTGTCTTAAACCAGCATAGGTAAAAATCAAATCTCTATCTCTACGTATCCAAGTATTAAGTTTTTTAATTTCGGTTTTTTTGTATTTCTCAACGATATTTTTGTCATACACACCTAATCTTATATTTCTCAAAATTAGTTTGAGTAAAGGCATATATTCGTATGCACCATGTGCTTCTTTCCTCACATCATATAGGAGTAGTCGAGCCGCGGCGTATTGATAATTGGGATTTTCTAGAGTGATTAGATCGTTGGCTGATCTTACTAACACATTTTGGATATCTTTAGAAGTAATACCATCGTAGAATTGAATGTTGGCGTGCATTTCAATCAGCGATGCTGAAACTCCGCTCAATCCCTCACAGGCTTCTTCAACTACGAAATGAATTTTATTGATATCTAGGGGTTCTAACCGGCCATCACGTTTTGTGATATTCAATTTGGTAGTAGCGGCCGATACGTTCATATAATTCTTATCTGATTTTTTTGTGTTTTGGACACTCATATTTATCTAAATTTGATATATCCTTATTATAAACGAAAATAAAAAAAATGTCTAGAATAATATGCTCAGAAAATGATTATAACTGATGATTATAACTGCATACAACTATAGGTAATTTAAAAAAAATGGTTATTACACCATTGTGATGATTCTATAATCCATAGATACATCATCTCCTGTATTAGTTGTGATGTATTTGATCTGAACTGTTTCGTTGCCTGCTGTAGAATCTAGATTATCCGCAGTGGCAGAAAGTGTAACACCAGCAGTACCGTTGTTTTCTTCAAAGTCGTCGTTGTAAGAAACAAACGATCCAATTACGTTGACTGTGAATACTCCCACTCGATAGGTTGTGCCTCTGGACATTTTGTATTCTACTCTTAAAAATTTATTTTCTAATGCAGGTAATTGAATACCTGTTGCTGTGGCAGAACTTTGATTATTAGTTAATGTAATCTGTTTAACTTTGTCTGTGATTACTCCTACTCCTTGTAGAGCAGATTGTGGAGTCATTGTTATATCACGTTGTCCATCTATAGCAAAGTAATCCAATTCACTGGCACAGTTGTCAGCGTCGAACTGTATCACTGGATATATTCTAACACTGTCTACACCTTCGTTGTGTGTGCCCACAGTTTTGGCAAAGTAGTTGTTGAAACTAACCACGTTACTGATAGAGCCGTTGTTCTCTGCTTTGATACCATTGGTCATGATAGAAGAAAAATTAGAATTTAAAATTTTAACATCAACCGGACCATTAACTAATCCGTTGGTAGATCCGTCTGTGGTCTCACCTATTAATATTCCATAGAAAGCAACAGAGAAATTACAATTTATAAATTTGATATTTTCACAGTCATAAGATAAATCTGCTAGTCTAGCAAATTTTGTGAAATGGCAACTGTCGAATATAATATTTGTAGTTGTTAGTGCTGAAGTACTGATCACAGTTACACCTTTTGAATTTGCATTGTCGTTATCTGAATTGTCAGTGCTTTGTGCATATGTTCCTTGAAACTTACAGTTTACAAATCTTACATCGGTTGCTTTTTCAACTTCTACACCTGCATAGGCTTCGCCGTTTTTAAATGTCATACCTTCAATATTAATATTGGTTGGTAAGGTTGCTCCGTCGTTTCCAATATCTCCTCGCTGGTGTTTGCCATTATCTGAAAAACGAATCACTCGACCGTCGGCAGAGCCGCCACCTACTTGATAGATAACAGTTTTATCTATGCCTTCACCTATTAATTGTGCATAAGGTGGAATATAAATTGCTTTATTAGTATTGTATTGGCCTGCAGGAAATAATAATTGTCTTCTTGATCTTGTATCTGATTTATCTATGTCACAGTATAACTCATCTAATGCTCTTTGTATAGCCGCAGTGTCGTCTGTGCTACCATCACCTTTGGCTCCAAATGCTTTGACTGACACATAATCATCTAATCTTTCTTGTAATGTTCTTGTGACATCAACGTTGGCTCCAGTAACAATCGGAGTAACTGTTCCTAAATAGCCTCGATACACATAAGCCACTGCATCTGAAAAGGATGTACTGTTGGCTGTTAAAACTTCTGTGTTGCCCACTGCTGGAGCACCATCAGCCACTGAACCGTTTCCAATGTACAATCGTTGCTCGTCAATAACCCAACCCAACTCACCAGCCGCAAGTTGAGGTAGATCTGTTGCAAGACCTCTTCTATGTTGTATCCTCGAGATTTGTACGATGGGCACTGTAATTTACTCCTTAAAATTTACAGTATTTATACTAAAGAACGCTCTTGTAATATTGCTCTACTCTACGATACCACTTGTCCGACCATTTGTCATAATCATCTATTTCGAAGGTCTGATACTCGTTGTTCTGTGTGCATATAAAGATACGACCTGTTCTTATGTTTGTATCAAACAGTTTATTGTGTGCTTCTGCATAGGCTACCAACTGTAGGAAATAATCTTCCACCCATTCCGCCTTCTTTAGTTTACGAGCCTGTTTGAAATCCATTATAGCCGGTTCTCCGTGACACACACCCACAAGGTCTGTGGTGCCTGCATACAGTTCCGGATAATAGAGATTGATTTCTGATCCCCAAACCTCTGATACATCTTTTAAACCGTGCTCAATGATCACATTGGCCATTGCGTGTGCTTTCTGCTGTATGAGATTACTGCCAGGTGTACGATCTTGTCCTAACACGTGCTTCTCAAGACTGCGGTGCATCACTGTGCCAATGTTGGCTGATTCTGTGGCAATCCTTTGTGCTTCTTGTTCTCCAATCCTTTTCTTCCAAGCATTGAGATGTGTCATATCTTTGGTGGCAGAAAGTATTGTGGTCACTGATGGTACTTGTCGTCCGTCTGGTGTGGCATAGTGTCGTCGACCTTCTGTGGTTACTCGTTTGATTTGATCATACGGATATCGTTCAACAAATGAGATATTTTTATCTTGTAATATGTCTTTAGATATTTTCACTAATAAAATTATACAGTATTAGATACGTTTTTTCAAGGCCGATTTTGCCATTTTTTTAACAACATCTGTAGATCCTACATCGTCTTTGTTCATTGCGGGATCTTTCTGTGCTTCTTTTTCAGTCTTAAGAACAATTCTCTCTTGATTGAAATCGTCTACCACACTCTTTAGGACTTCACCTTTGTCGTATAAAGATTTAAAAAGATTGTAGTTAAATGTGGTATAGCCTGTGTTTTGAATTATCTGTTCGAGAGCATCAAAACTAATCTCTGCTGTTTGTTCTGTGTCGTCAGCATCACCTATGATATTTTTCAGTGTGTTGACAATGACTGATTCTAATTCAGTATCTTTACTGTTGAGGAATTCGCTGAAACGCATTGGGATTACTTCCCTTTTGGTTTAGACGCTAACTTTGAAAAAACTCTATTGGTTGTTTCAAATACTTCTCTGGATTCTCTTTGTTCTCTGCCTTCAGGTTCTGTTCCACCTGCGTTGGCATCTGTAGCACTAAACTCGTCTTCTTCTGATCCAGTATCTAATGTTTCTAAATCATCTGCTGTGTCCAGTGCTGGTTCTTCTTGTCCAACAGTGGCAACTGGTTCTTCTTCACCAGTTAGTATTCTCACACCACTTTCTAAATCTGTTCTTGTTTGAGTAAGTGTGGCTTCTGCTGATTCGATAGCAGGTTGGATCTTTGCTGTGAAAGCATCTGCTTTTTCTGCACCCATTTCATCTCTGATTTGATCTGCCAATGATAACATACCTTCTGTTTTCATTTTTGCAAGATCTTCTAGGTAACCTGTTACTTTATCCATCATTGATTTTGCGGCAAGGATTAATTCTGATTGTTGCTCTATGCCTTCTTTAACTTCTTCTTTTTGAACCATAGCACCAATGATTTGATCTTTGTCTTGATCTTTAAGTCCTGGTACCTGTTGAATCTTTTTAGCGATGTTTTGTTGTTGTGGAGTAACCTGTGTGTTGATGCCTTGATTGGCTTCTTTCACTGCTTGGTTTAGAATGTCCAACATCATCTGATGTTTTTGATAGTTGTCATCTTTTAGCTCTCGACCAAAATGTTGATTGGAAGTGATTTCATGTATTTTGGTTCTGACCATATTGGCCATATTTTCTAAAGCAGGTTTGTCTAACCCTTCAAGATTTAATGTTTGATTAAAACGACTTTCAAATTGCGTAAGCAATCCTTCAGTAGAAACTTGTCTTGTTAAATCTTGTGCTTTCATTATGAATATTATTCGTCAGTTACCGTTGATGAAGACGTTATACCATGTTCAGTGTGATATGCTAATCTTTCAGCATCATATTGAGACCACCAAGTTGCATATTCATTATAGGCATCTTCATTAGCAAATCTGTGAGTAGTTGTAATTTGAAGTTTTCCATTTTCTAATGCCACAGCATCTGTTGAAAAACTTGCTTTACCTTCACTATAGAACGTATCTAATCTTATTTTAAGTGCATTATTTGTTTGTTCATTTTTTACAGTGTACCATTTTGCAATATTTCTTGGCATCACTATAACTTGTCTTAATACTTTAGCCATGATTATATCTCCTCATCAGTTACTATGTATGGGTTATCAATTCCTGTAGATCGATGATAAGCACTATAATATTCTGTCTGTAGTGCTTTCCAATTAGTATTGAACCAATTTTGAAATTCTGTTTGATCGTCTTTATTACCCCAGGTTTGTCTGTTCGTCATCGTTGTTATGACGCCTTCAGTAACTCTTTGAGTTGGTTCTGGAACTACTTTTCCTGCATCAACATACTCTTGAAATTTTGCAGTTATAGCAGGAGTAGCCATTTGAAATGACGGATGGTTGTTTGCTTGTTTAAAAACTATTGTTCTTCTAAGTCCTGGCATAAAATTAAATCCTTCTTTGTTATTTAGTTTGCATTACTATATAAACTATATTTGTATTTATATCGTTTTGTTATATATTTTGTCTAAAAGTGCTGTCAAATAGCCCGTGTATCTGCTGTTTAATTTCGTCTGCTAGTCTATTAGTTTCTATATATTTGTTTTCATATATGAAGCTCAATCTTTCATTGCCCTCTTTTTCGTAGCGTTTCCACTGTGTTTTAAACTGTCTTATTTCAAACAGTTTACTGGCAAATTGTGTGTCTAAATCCATAATATTGCTAGGCACTGATTTACCGTCTGCTAGGTAGTGAGCGATCAGTATGGCACTCTGTTTGAGGCATATGTTTTCATGCAGTATTTTGGCCTGTAACATATCTGCTATCACATACACAAAACGAGTTTCGTCTGCTTTGCGTGGAACAATGGCAATATTACCAATTAGAATGCCCTTGGAGAACTGTTTGGGTAGGTGTCGGAAAGGTCGTTGCTTTTCATCCTTGCGAGCGAGCTCTTGTATTTTACCAGTTAGACCGTAGGCCTTGACTTGCCTGAGTAGTTCTGCATTCTTGCTCATAGTATTTTTACTGTTATTGTTTATTAAAACGTATGTGTTTATTTAAAGCATATTGGGTGTCGTTGTCAAGTTTTTTCCGTACAAGGACACACTTGTCTGCTAGAATTTTTGCAGTGGGTACTTCGTGTGATTCTAATTCTGATTGTAGTATTGATTCTATTTCGGTGAAACGATTCAGAAATTGGTATTGTTTTTCATCTAAGTAAACTCGCACATAGCGAGAGATATAAGCAAACATTATTTTAAATTTTAATTGAATTTCATCAGTACAACTACAATGGTACTGAGCAGTCCTGCTACCACAGTGCCTGCGGTCATTATGAGAGTTTTACCATGACTCTTTTGACCTTGTAGCATATCTTCGCTGAGTCTTTTTAAATTATATTCAATCGCAGATAGGCGATCGTGTAGGCCTTTATACCTTTCGGCGCAAAGGTCCACGTGTGCTTCTAAATTCGTTTTTTCTAAATCACTCATTATAATTTTTAACTCTTGTTTTATTTCTACTATCTGTAATCGTAGCAGTGTTATTCGAGCCTGAAAAGAAGCCATGATCTTTTGTGCCTTGTTTGCCTAAAGTGTTGTTGCCGTAATCAGTAGTATTTATTATCATATTATATAACAAATATGTTGGTGTTTATTCACTGCCTAAATAATTGAACAAGATATTGCGTGTTTTATAGTCATAACATACAAAAGCATTTACCGGAAACGTGGCAGATTCTTTACAGAAGTTAATCACAGGTACCAGATCGAAATCTTCCTGTAATCTGCCCACTGCGTCATCATCGTGGAGATACAGGTCAGCCTGCTCTACCTGCCAACGGAAATGCCACACAGTTTGTTTGCCTTCATATGCTCTGCCAAACTGTGATTGATCCACTATGATCTCTTCACGTTGTGGAGGCTGTTCCCAAATGATGTTACTCCTCAATTGGAGCAGTTGGATCAGTGTGGTAAAATTAGTCTGTTGATTTCTAGCAATGGATAAACTGTGTGTGTCATGAATCAACTCTCCACTCTTTGTGGTAAAAGGAAATTGTTCTCTCAGCAGACCATTCTCTGTAATATCTACCAGTGTGGTTATAGAATATGTGTGCATATTATTTACGAGTATTTACAAAAGACGAAAGGGTGAACAAATAAATGCTCACCCTTTCAATTGTATTGTAATCTAATTTAGATTAGAATGCAACTTCGGCTACTGTTTCACCAGTCAATGTTGCTAGATGCTCTAACCAAGTTTCAGTTGGTGTTGCTGATCCACCTGGGTAAGAATCTCTGTAACCGCCTGCACCTGAACCTGCTGAGAAGTCCATGCCTTCAATCATCATGTTAACTTCAGTGTCAGTCGCTGTGAAAGCACCTACTGATGTGATTGAAGCAACTGTTTGGATTGCCTCCAAAGCCGCTTCTAGTGCTGGCCATCTTACTAAGTTGCCATCAGCATCTAATGCTGGACACGCTGTTAGTGTTGATACATTGATTAATTTAAAATCTCTTCCAATATTTTTTTTTGGACTAGAGATTGCTGTTTTTGTTACTGTTGCCATTTGTTTTCTCCTTTTTCTCTTCGTTAATGGCGAGTCACCGCTCAGGTGACACGTTGCAAGTATTTATTACCAAAGTTGGTAAATTTTACTACTATATTAAGATTTTTGCTGTTTTTAGTCTATATTAAATATCGTTATGAAAAAAGTGTACATTATTCTAGATGCTATGAGCACAGGTGATATTCCTGATGTTCGTAGATATCTAGAGCAGTTTGATGATCCCAATTACACATTTACTCTTGCTAATCATTACTTCGAGTACGAATCACAACCATTGGATGGTTATGATTTAAAATATATGTTGATTGATACTAACTTCACCACACGTTTTCAAATAGGTCCGGAATACAGAACAGAATTAACGAGAAGGATCACATCGGCATCGAAACAGGGATTTAGAATTGTGCTGTACAATCTTTGGGAGGACTCTGCACACCACAGTCACTCATCAATGTCTACTCTGTTGGAACAGTGTGGGGTAGAAACAGTGTATACTCTGTGTGGCGGAAGAAGTTATTTTTGGTGGATGATGTACAACCTATATGTTAACTCGAACATCACACTCAACCACAATGACAAACGATTTGACTTTTTATATCTCAATAAAAAATCTAGAGAATTAAGGAAGTATCTGTATAATCTTTTAAAAACAAATCATACATTGAACAACAGTCTGTACACTTGGTGGGATGACGATCATAGAATAAAGTTGCCTGAGCAGTATGAATTACCACAGTACAGCACAAACTATCCTCGTATGGGGTTAGACCAAACTCTATACACGTTGCCCTATGAACACAGTAAAATAACTGTGGCCACAGAAACCATGACTGACAGAAACAATTCTACCAGAGGGTTTGTTACAGAAAAGATATGGAAACCTATTATATGTTTACACCCTTTCATAGTGTTAGGATATCAGCACTATCTAAAAGATTTAAGAGCAATAGGATTTAAAACATTTGACTCTGTGTGGGATGAATCTTATGATGTTGTTACGGATCCTTACCAACGTGCAGATAAGATTAACGAGTTAATGCAGTCTATAAAAGACATAGACGGTGACACTCTCTACAATAGAACACTAGACATTAGAACACACAATAGAAATATATTTTTTAATAGGAAAATTATGTGTGATATCATCACACAGGATATTAAACTTGCTTTTGGAATTTATTAATAGCAGATAGATTTCTTCTTGAGAACGTCAGTCTGTCTACTAACTTAACAGCACCACCGTCTGTGCCCACTGCCACAAAACCTTCTGGATCTGTAACTTCTAATCCTGCGTCAGTTTGAGCGAACGTGCCCACCTGCATCGCTTGATTCATTTTTTGTAGTGCCTGCATTTTTAATGCTTGAGTCTGTTTGTAGAATGCCAACATCGCTCGTAGAGGATTGCTCATTGTGGCAAGGAACTTGGGCATCTCTGACATCTTTTGTTGTCGTAGAGCTATGGCTTTCTGTGCTTTCAATCCTGCGGCTTGCTGTTGCATTCTGGCAAGATAGAACTGTTGAAAGCCTTTTAAGAAAGTGTTTACGTCTGTGGGTACTCTGCCTTGTTTAACTTCCGAGTTTATGTACATTTGAAACATTGGAATAAAGTCTTTGTTAGCAGTCAACATCGCAGATAAATTCTGCGGTACTTTAGCCAGTAATGATTTTAATACATTGATCCCTTCTGCAAACTTGTCAGACTCTCCTTTTGTAAAAGTAGCAGAACCTGATACATTTTTGTACGAAGCATTATCAAACCATACATCTGGAGTACGTGTAAAGTCTGCCACGTCAACACCTGCTCTAGCATTCATATCTGCTATTCGTTCTCCTTCATAGGTGGTGTGAAATATAATACCTAGTTTAGCACTTAGAATTTGTTTGCCTATGTCTGAAGCTTCAGGCACTGCGTACACAATTTCATTAGGTTTAAAAGTTATAAATGATGTACCATTGATGTCTTTGGTTTCTAAATCGTTATCAGTGAACATCATATCTCCCTGTACCACTCCTTGTATGTTCAGTTTGGGTAGATGTACTAGACATTTTAATAACTTTTGTCCAAGGTCATCTGTGCCGTGATTACGAGCAATGTCCTGTTTGGTATAATTGATTTTGGCTGATTGAGCGAACACTGATTTAGTGCCCACAAAGAACTTGCCGTTCTCTGGATTAATTCCACACACAATCGCAGGAGCACCATCCCATTTGACAGATACCTGTAGTGCTGTGGACGATTCACCTTTTAACATATTGTAGATGTCTGTGAAATAACCCACCACTGCAACACCACCTTGGTGTCCGTCTAGTAGAATAATGTCTTCTATGTGTTCTAGATGTGTTCTTTTAAATTCTCTTAGAATCTCTTCTACTAGCATTAGTCATCCTCGTCAGACAACTCACCCTCTTTGAGAGACAGAGTTTTTTTGACTTCTTTGAGCTCTTTTATTTTACCAACACCTCTAGTAAATTTATTTGGGTCTAGGTTTTTAATCGATGAATTAAATCTCTTTTCTAAATGAAAGGCTGTTGCTGAATCAAAATTTTCACGTATGTAATAGATAAGATTGATTGCAGAGTCTATGATGTGAGATGCCCTGCTTTCCACAAAGTGTTCAGGTGTGTCATTGAAACGAACTGTGCTTAATTCTTCTAAAATACTGCGTGTTTTTTTCTTCATAATGCTATTTAACTTAATTATAACACAAAATTTCTATATGTCTATTGGTATTTAACTTTGAATATTTGTAATTAAACGAATACTATAATATATAAATGTATATTATGATTCGTAAACACCATAGGATGCTGTATTATCGTGATCCAGAAGAGCTCAATGACCATACATTGTACATAATCCTAGCTGTGATTATAGGAGTATTTTGGGCCATTGTACACTTCCTAGATTGGCTGACATTAGATATGTTACCATGGTGGTTAGAACCATTGTTCATAATTCCTGGAGGACTACTGCTGATAGTATTTTCAACCTATGGTAAAAATCCCTTCTATTGGTGGCCTATGTTCTGTGGCACTCGAATTGCTATACCAGATCAGATTTGGTTTCATCTAAACTATGATCCAGACAAGTTGATAAAAAAATATGGTGGACCATTTAATGTCTACGTTGATCAAGAGTATGTTAAGTTTAGAAGAAAAAGAGATGCTGTCGCTTTCTGTTTGATACATCTATAGTACCTGGTGGGACTTCTTGGGAGTCACCCACAACCAACAATTTAGTGATGTTTATGCGGATTTTTCTAGTCTTGCTATTTTGTCTGACAGTTCTTGTATGATCTGTCTATATTCAGATATTTGGAAAGATAGATTATCTAATTCTATTGATTGTTTTCTAATAATGGCCTGTTGTTCTTCATTTAACAGTACAGTTTCTTCTAAGTTCGACATAGTATTATAATAATAGTATTTTAGATGTTTGTCAAGATATTGTATAATAAGTACGTATATGATCAAGTATAGACTTATTTGTGATGAAGAGCACGAGTTCGATGGGTGGTTTCCCAACAGTCGAGCATTTACCAAACAACAGAAAACAGGACTGTTGACTTGTCCTATCTGTGACAGCAAGAATGTGGACAAAGCACTGATGGCTCCAGGAATCAATAAGAACAGGAAAGTCAACACTAAAAAATTAGAAAAGATGCGACAGGAAATAACATCAGAACAGATGATGCCGGCGTCGCAGGCCAAGAATGTGCTCAACAAAATTGGCAAGTACATTACCAAACACTTTGAGAACGTGGGCGATCGTTTCTACGAAGAAGCCATTAAATGTGAAGAAGGCGATAGAGATGACCGGTTCTATGGCACTCCCTCTCAAGAAGAAACCAATAAGTTATTAGAAGATGGAATAGATCTATTCCACGTGCCCAAAATCAAAGACCATTAGTATGCGAATAGGATTTATAGGATTAGGTAAACTGGGTAAACCTTGTGCGGAAGCCATGGCAGAGCGTGGAGCCACAGTGAGTGGTTATGACATTGTGCCTAAGATCAGCAAAAAAATAGATGTTAAGTTTAGTCTACGAGAAGCAGTAGAGGGACAGGAGATTGTGTTCATTGCCACCCCCACACCACACGAAGCAGGCTATGATGGTCGTGAACCCAGCAGTCATCTCGAACCCCGAGACTTTGATTACTCTGCTGTGATTCAAGTGATCCAAGAATGTAACCAATGGATGACTGAGGATCAAACCCTGGTGTTGGTATCCACAGTATTACCAGGCACAGTGAGGCGGCAACTGGCACAGCATATTACTCACACTGCTCTAGTGTACAATCCCTACCTGATAGCTATGGGCACAGTGAAACAAGACTTTCTCAATCCTGAAATGATCATTGTGGGCACCAAAGACGGCAGAGGCAGTATTGATGCCTATCGTTTACAAGAATTCTACAGAAGGATACTGGGCTACAATGCTCGTTATGAAATGGGCACTTGGGAAGATGCAGAAGCCATAAAGATATTTTATAACACTTTTATCAGCACCAAAATAGGGTTGGTCAATATGATACAAGATGTGAGCGAACGACTGGGGCACATGAATGTGGACACAGTGACTCGTGCTCTGGCCAACAGCACAAAGAGAATTACCAGTGGTAGTTATATGAGAGCAGGTATGGGTGATGGGGGTGCTTGTCATCCTAGAGATAATATTGCTCTGCGTTGGCTGTCTAAAGAATTAAACTTAGGCTATGATCTGTTTGGTGCTGTGATGACTGCGAGAGAAAAACAGGCAGAGAATATGGCATTGGCAATATTAACACACGGGTCTAACATACATTTTACTTCAGACACCTATAAACCCAACACAACTCTAGTGGATGGATCTTATTCTCTATTGGTTCAACACTATGTAAGGAAGCACGGTGGTATGATTGTGAATGGGTTTGATAATAAAGTAGATGTTATTGTGAGAGTACACGAGTCTGATCGCATACAGGCAGATGATTATACCAAAATATTTGATCCATGGAGAAGTTACCCTCCAGCAGACAATGTGATTTATTATGGAAACCCTACCTAGTAAAGACATAATGAGAAAGTTTGGTACTTTTAATAAAATGAGTAAAATCTATTACTCTCAAAATAAAGATAAAATATTTAAATCAATAGAAGAAGCCAAAGATTATTTTTACAGCAAAGAAGCGTTAGACTCTTACAAATATTGTTGTGATGTGGAATTTTGTTTAACTGATGATAATAAAGGACTACACTGGACAATTAACTTCGGTGTCCCAGAAGATGCCAGTATTAAATCTTGGGCAGATTGTTGGAAAGACTTCAAAGAAGAACTTACTAAAAAAGACAAGTGGTTTAAACATCATCCAATTATAGAACACCATAGCAAACATTTATTTTAAGCGACCACAACTGTCAGCACACACTCTATCACACTGTTTGGTGTTCCAAGTTTTTTTTAATTGATTAAACTGTGATAGGTCTATTCTATGTCTTTGTGGCAGATCAAATCCTTGATAACAACAAGGAGAAACCAATCCTTGTGCTGATATATAGACAGAACCGTCTCGTTCGTGTTCACAATCTATATCTAATATACTGTCCAATGGTTGAAAATTATTATGATTAGTTTTATACCTTTCTATACCTGCTGATACATCATACGGGGTTGGTTGTAACTCTTTATTATGTGGCAATATCCAATGTGTAATTTCAGCATTCTTATTAAGGACAGGACCATAGTTTCTACCATGATCGTTAATTTCAAATTTTTTAAATCCTAATTCCTTAGAAAGTTTTTGTGCTAGGTCAAGTTGATGACTATTGTGTTTAAACACTACCCATTTCCAAGTGGCTGAACCACCGTTACCGATAAACCATTCTATTCTTTCCATAATCTTTGTCCACTCCACATCTTGTCTGTACAAATGATTGGTATCTTCCAACCCATCTATACTAAAAGTTACTTCTACTCCTTGCTGTGCTAGAGCAGTCCAACTTTGTTTGGTACCAATACTGCCGTTGGTTGTTATAGCAGTTCTACAATTGGTTAGTTTGGTCAGAGACACAATGTCTGGATTCATCATCGGATCTCCAAGATTACCATTAAAATACACAAAGGTTCTTTCAGTAAACTGTGATAAACATTTTTTAAAATTGTCTATAGAAAGGTGTTCTTGTTTGTAAACTCCTGGCACATTGTATCCATAGAGATTTCGAGGGCACAAAGGACAACGAGCATTACAATAGGTGCTGGCTTCTACGTGTATGGTTTTAATCATTTTTTATAATTTTTTTATATAGGTTTGCTACCCAAATTTGTCCTTCTGGTTCTGAATGATAGCCTGGATCTTTATCGGTGTCTTTTAATGGATGCAACCAAGCACCTGTACTGACTAATTCGTTGTCTTCTCGAACCATCGTCGTGTCTATATTTTTTGGTAAGGACTGTAGGACATCGTTTTTATCTTTCCATAACATACCTCTTTCAATGCTGAATGGTATAGATCTACTTTGTAATTGGCACACACCTTCTGTTATTATCCATTTGTCTAGTTGTTGTTTCCATCCAGAATCATATATATGATTGATATACTGTTTCATTGCTTCAACCTTTTCTTGAGTTAGTTTTGCTTTTCTATATTCGTGTGTGTAGTTTTCAGCAAGACTGAATATGGTTTCAAATATCATGTGATCTGTTTTATTGGGATCATAGTTGATATTTTTAATTCCTAATGTTGGATCATATGTTGATTTAGATTTGTCTAATAAAAAGTCTTGTAGGAAGTTGCCCCAGGTTTTAATTATGTTTTTAGGATTATCATAAAAATTATCTCTTACTGGTATTTCCATTCTATCCCATCCAGTAGGAACTATGATTACAAAGTCTGCATTTTGTTCTATTGCTTCTTGTATCTGCAATCGTATTCCGCCATTAGAACAGCCTCGTCGAGCATAGTTTAACAATTGCCATCCTAATTCTTTGGCTAATATTTCACTGTAATGAGTGCCTGGCAATATCTTTGATACTGCATTAAAACTATCTCCACATATGGCTAATTTCTTCATATAATATTTTTATAATGTTTTACTAGATGTTGATTTAAAAGTTTGTGTTCTCCAGATTTCCTGTGCAACATTTCATCTGGTGTTTTACCATACTTACCTTCAACAGGGTTTTCTATAGGTGGCACTCCTTGCTCGTGTTGCCATTGTATCGAACACCATTTGAATGAGTCTACAAATTCTGGATACTTTTTAAATAAGAATAAACGAGGTGCGTTCAAATACATTGATAACTGTTGTCAGCCTGTTGAAATACAATAACTCGATGTCCTCTCGAACGTAAACTGTCAATCAAAGCACACATACGAAACATTAAATCTTCTGTTCTATCTAGTAGACTGAACACTTCTTCTTTTAATTTTAAGTTTACAAAATCGTCTGTGTCTTTTTGACTCCAGTGTTTGCTCCAACGATTTTGAAACAGTTGATTCTGTGGATTGGTCCATTTGCCTTCAAATGATGTTTCGTTGTCTTCTCCATAGAGAAGATCTAGTATTGGAGCCTCTGACCTACTGATAAAAGTCATTCCTAGTACATAGAGAGATGGTTCATTATTATAACTGTCTTTGAGAGTGGTCCTTAAAATTCTTCCGTTAGCACAGCCAGATTGAGATAGATCCACTGCTGTTTTTATATCAAGTTCATTGGCTAGATCTCTGTGTCCGCTACCTTTTGCGTAGACGTGCATATAACTACAACCATTTACTACTAATCTGTCCATATAATATGCTAGTATTTAAGTCATAAAAAAAGGGCGACATCTCTGCCTCCCTTTTTTATAATCTAAATTTACGCTACTGAGAGATTCACAGCACTAGGTCCTTTAGGACCATCCTGTGTTTCAAACGTAACTGTGTCACCTTCATTCAACGAATGTAAGCCTGCGGCTTCTACTGCTGAGATGTGTACGAAAACATCTTTGTCTTCGGTAGCGATGAATCCAAAACCTTTAGAGGCATTGAACCATTTCACTGTTCCTTGATTACTCATATTTGTTCTTTCTTTAGTGTTTATATTTGAGGAAGTTTGTATCTAAAATTAGGGCGGGAGTTTTGTTAGTTCTACTGCGTCTTGTCTTATTACTCTTGTCTCATCTTTATTTATGCCTTAAAAAAAGGGCGACATTTCTGCCGCCCTTTTAACTTAACAACTAAATCTAACGGATTAGATTATGCAGAATAGTTAATTACTTTTCTGCCTGACTTTTTCAATAAAGAAATGATGTTTGCTTTCATCGTTAATGCAGATGATTGAGGAGCAACTCCTAATACATTTACATTAAAGTCAATACCTTTTGCTAACAATTTGTTAGTTGCAGTTTTTCTTTTAGTAGATTTTACTGCTAGGTTTTTGAACTTGATTTTACCACCGTGAACTTGACCGTTTACTGTGTAAGCTCTTGCTGGTTCTGCGAATACACCGATTTGTTTAGCTCTTGTTTTGAACTCTCTAGTGTATACAACGTATGATGTGCTTTTCGCCATTTGTTTTCTTCCTTTTGTAGTTTCAGAAGAAGATGCTTTTGATCCAAATAGATTAAAAAACATATTTTCCTCTTTCTTTTAGTTTAGATGCTGAGATTATTCTCAACAACATATTAAAATATATTTTACATTCAACAGTTGTTTTTGTCAACCGTTAAAAAATGCCATATAATATGAATTAATTGTGGAGGCTCGCTATTAGGTTCTGTGCTTTTTGAGATAATTTATATTTGCCCACGTGGCGATGCTGAAACATTTCAATCACTGATCTGTGTATCGGTAATTTTGATAGGTCTGGTTGAACATTACCATACATTTCTTCGGTAATCACCAATTCTGATTCTGTATTATTAAAGTATATCATAGGAACATCTATCTTTTCCATCACAGTGTGAACAAATATATGATGAGGGTGATGATACTCTCCTGTTTCTCCGTGCGTTACTATTATATCAAATCCTGTGGAGCACTGTGCTAGATCCGTCTGAGCCTTTGCTGTATCAAAGGTTACTATTTTTTTGTTCAATAGATCTCTAGGATGATCTTCATATCCGCAAAATACAGTTTTAATGTTTTCGTTTTGCCAGAACTGTTTAATTTCTTTAGCTCTAACGTCAGTTTCTTTGTGTGTTAGATACACTATGGTCCAATCCCATTGTTTGAAATGATTGATTATGGGCCAACCAAATATTACACAATCATCCGGATGAGCCACAACCATGGCCGCTCGTTTATTTGCTGTATGAATCGACATAGTTTCTCTGATTGGGTTGAATGACTCGTTTGGTTTCTAAGAAATCTAACCAGCGATTGGTCTGTTCGTTGGAAAGATGTTGATATGCTCTCCTGTGGATGGACACCGTAAGACAGGTAGGCAGAGTTCCTCGTTTAAAGAAATGTTCGAACTCTTCGATCTGCCAATCGGCTAGATTGTTTGGTTCCCACGATCGTGGCTGTGTATTATACAGTAATTCAAAAGATCCATCTCGTTTGATTAGGTATGCTGAGTACAGCATAAACTCTGTGATTAGATTTTTAGTTCCGTATGGTCCCGGCACATTCTTTTGAAACCAATCACAAAAGTTTGGTATAGAATCTATTAGTTCTTTCACTGTGGGTGTATGAAAGAAAAACGGAACTCCTGATGGTCCCAGCACAGAAGGAATTTTAATATTGAACATTGATTCTAAATGCTGTCGAGCATCTTGCCAAAAATGACTGACTGGCGCAGAACCCACACAGGGTTTTTCGTTAGAGTCATACAGTTCTTTTAAATCAAATGTTCTTATCAACCAAGTTTTAGCATCAAAGACCACAGCCCAAGGACAGGATGTAGCAGTGGCTCCTAACAGTTTGCCTATCTGTTGAGTGTACCATCCATGGATATGAGGCAATGGAGTGAATCCTAAATCAGAATTTTTAAACAGTTTAACACGGTCCTGTAATGGTCCCCACCATTCTTTTTCGATGATTGGCATTGCAGTTTCTGAACCATCCATGAGATGATTATTCACTAACACAATGATATCTTCTACATCCGTAGGATTCATATAGAGACCAAAGGTATGAGCTTGAATTTTAAGTAGTTCTACTTCTTCTTGACATACTATGGTTACTGTGCTGATCTTCATACAGTTATATATAAGAGGCTCGCTATTAGGTCTTTATTTTACAAGAGGCTCGCTATTGGGGTTTTAGGATTTTTGTGATTAGGCAGAGTAATCTGGCAGTGGTCCACCATATTTCTTACCACGGATTCGTTTGCCCGCAACCTTTCGAGTCTTGCCACTGTAATTGTAGCCTCTCTCACCGTCTCGTTTCATCTTGCCCTGTGATTTACAAGAAGATACCCACGATGCTGGCAGTGATGATTTGGGTCTAGAACAAGCACCTCTGGGTGCAGGTCCTATGTTTTCTGCTGTGACAGGATCTATGATTTCAGTGATCTTCATAACACTATTTACTCATAATAGAGTAGTGATCAATCTTGTTCCAAATGTAGCATTTTGTAAGATCAACTCTGTATTGTAATATTTCGTGTAAGGTTTAGTTTAAGGTTTAGTTATAAGATACTATTAAGATCCTGTTAAGGTTTAATGTGTTAAGGTTTAATCTATTAAGGTTATCATACAATAAATAAGGATACAATGAAAATTTTAGAAATTCTACAACCAAAATTGCCTAGTGCCATAGCAGAGTCTAAGACACAAGATCTAGTGGCACAAGATACAGTATCAGAAACCTGTGTATCGGCCATAGCAGAAGGTATCAGTCGTATCCTAAGAAGAAAGTATGGTAAAGGGTTGACTCCAGGTTTTAGATGCACATCAGGTCCTCGTAAGGGCAGAGTGGTTGCAAAACCAGAAACCTGTTTCGCAAGATTGAATCCAATCAAAGGTGCCAAAATTGCTCAGAAGAGACAGGCTCGTGCCAAAGCCACTGCCAAAAAGAGAGCAAGAACCATGAAGTCAGGTGGTGGATCTCAGAGACTACAAAAGATTCAGATCGATAAGAGTAGAAAAGGATCTGCTCCTCTCAAACAAGCAGGACGACTTCAAAAATCCAAAGTGATCAAACCTAAAAAGAGATAATTATCTTTGTCCTAATCTTCTAATGGTGTTTTTGGTTATTTGATAACCTTCTTCGTGAGCAGACCCAGACCAATTTTTATGTTGGCTGGCTTTGTCTATGAGAACTGCCGTGTTCCACACAGTCTTAGAATCCACTGTGCCTGAAGACACAGATGCCAGGAGCATCATCACTCCACCTATCAATCCTTCAATGCTCATATGCCCGAGAACTTGCTCATCAGCCTGTCACACTCGAATTCAAAGTCCTCCGACATCATGAACTCCTGCCAGGTGGCATATTGTTCTTGCCAGTCTTGGGCATAGAATCCATTGTAGTAGATTTCTTGTGCTGTTTCTTCTCTCGTTTCTATAGTATAGCTCATACACATATAATATAGTAGATCCTGTATATGTCAATTAAAAATAATAGAATAAAATCAATGACTTGTGTTAGATCACTTTTCTTGTATTATTATATAATATAAAGTAATACCCCAATTGACGAATTCCTGTTTGATGTTATACTAATATTTTTATTCAATAAGGGAGGAGTACAATGATAGAACAAGATACCAAAGAACTACTAAAATTCAATGCCCACGGAGTGGAGCCCAGCGATATGTATCGTGAGGCCTGTGAAGAAGCCAAGAAGTCCGCTACTGAATTCATAGAGGAACACGGCGAAAACCTTTATTGTGGGTTTGCGAGTGTGACGATATATCCTGCGAGGGGCAGATTGGTTAGTTGGTTGAAAGACAACAAAATAGGGTCTAACGGATACAGAGGTGGTTGGAGGATATCATCCTATGATGTAATGGCGGGACATTCTCATTGTTCCACTCAATCTTTAGATATTAAAGAGACTGCCTGCGATGCTTTCTGTAGAGTATTGAGGAAGTATGGTCTAGAAGCCTACTCAGAAGGTAGAGCGGACTGATATCACGATTCTTTTTCTACCTCAAAGATCTCAAAGAAGGTCATCCTTATTGCGGAATACCAGAATATGGCTACCCAGATGATCTTGAGATTGTTTGGCTCACAGCACCCAACTCGTTCGCGGCTGAAACCACAGTAATGGAGGCCTATAGAGAGGGCAGAATCGTTAAAAATGGCCGAGGCTACAAGATATTACCCACCAAAAAAGTCAATAAAAACAAAGACTTATCCTAGGTTGACGCTTTTGGTAATGGTGCTATAATGAAACTATAAACATTTAAACGGGAGGTGTAAAAATGTTAGATAGAGAAAGAAAAGACATATACAGAGAGTTAGAAAAGAAATACAGCGGAGAAGATGGGCTGACTCAAAATATGATGTTTAGAGCAATATCAGATCTAGGTATTACTGATCATACTTTATTAGATGTGATCCATGAAGCGGTGAGTTTCTACACAGAAGATTTTCCAGAAGACGAAGGTTGGGGTTCATCAGACTCAAGAATCTGTGTTCGTTCAGTGAAAGAAACAATCGATAATGAATTAAAAAACAGAGCCCAGTTGGCTGGAAAGGTAGCATAATGAACACCCTAAACAAAAAAGAGATCAAACGATTGGCAGAATTAGGCCAAGCCATTGCAATGGATCTGAGCTGTAATGCTAATGACACCGCTCTGCCTTGTAGGAGTTGTAGGTTTGAAGCCATCAAAAATATGAAAGAATATCTTGAGATCAATGGCTACAGATTTATGGACTTTGAGAGATATGAAACACTGATAGCGGAGGAGGCAAAATGAACTTTATATATTCACTGGTATTGATCACTCATTTGGGTACTGTGGGAGACACTTTGGCTAATTTTCCAACCAGAGAAGCCTGTATGTTAGAAGCAGAAAAGGTCAAAGCCCAAAAAGTAAAGGTGGTTTGTGTGCCTAAACAGCAATTATCATCCACAGAACTTCAAAAAGAAACTGACACTATTATCAATCTTATGAAGTATATGATGACAGAGTTTAAAAAAATAGAAACAGATTCTAAAAAGAATGATTAAAACATTGGCAGTATTGTTGATCTTGTTGTTATCCACAGCCTGCACCACCACAGTGGCAGTATTGGATGTGACTGGGTCTGCGATAGTCTACACAGGCAAGACCATTGTGAATACCATAGATGCCATAACCCCTGACATAGTGAACAAGGACTGATGAAACAGTGGTATATTAGATTAAAGTCAGGCAATTTTGAAAATGGTTATTTTGATGTGGGCAATAATCTAGATTTGATTATGGAAACTGCCAAATCAGAATTTGCCAAAGACTGTATAGCCCAAGGATTTGTACCTTTAACTTCAGAAGTGGTATTGGTTGAACAAACTGATATCTAAAGTAGATTTACACTCTGAATTCTATTAAATTGAGATAATCTATCTAACAGTTCTTGTTCACTGTATTCTGTAGATAAACGAGCAATAGGAATAGATCCCATAACCAGTCTAGGATCTGTTCTATCATACCCCTTGGCTAGGAAATAGTTCTCATTTCTATCATAAAATGACCAGCAACGATGTTTAATCTCTTCCACTTTATGATCAGATTCTGTGTGAAATCGTAGATGAAAGTCTGCTGAGTAATAAGTGGGAGGAACAAAGTCCAGATGATGATCGTCTTCATCATAGGCCAGCGAACGAAAATCTTTGCCCACATCTGAATAGAGCGAATACATATAACCAAAGCGATGTCCTACGGTAAAATGCTCATAGTCATTCATATCAAAAGTTTTGTTTTTAGGAGTGTCATACCAAGCCACTTTGATTCTAGGATTAGGAGAACCCGAACGATAGCCTTCTAGTCTATGAATATAATTGTTTAGATCTGACCATATGGGTCTTAATTCTTGAGGTTTATCCTGCCACCATGGATCAGTGAGCCATGAATCTACTTTGCCATGATATCGTTCAAAGAAAGAGTGTAGATAATTGAGAGTGTCTTGATCTCCTACAGATTGTATCTGTCTATCTATGAGATTGGGCACTAGGGCGTTGATCTGATTCACTCGCTCATTGATTAATGCTATGGTTCTTTCAGCAGACCATTCTGAATTCAATCCATAGAACTGGTCTCGGGTGGATATGTCATCCCCACGACTCTGGGAGTATTGAAATCGTTCAATCCATTTTGATACAAACGGATTTGACAATAGAGCATACCTTAAATCAAAAGTGTCTGTATGATCTGTGGACTCAGCCAATCTAACAATTAAATCTGTCATATTTGTATTATAAATGATGTATTATACTTAATCCTACCAAATAAATCATTGATTTTATTACCAAATTTCAATTGACAGATATTCTTTTTGTAATATAATAAAGTTATCTAAAGACATTTCCATCTTTAGAACTTAAGGCTGAAATAAAAGTAGGCGTGATAGTAGGCAATAATGCCAAAATGGAATACAAGGAGTAGAAGATGGACAAATCAGTAAAAGATTTTCAATCTAAGTTCAAACACAAGTTTGATATGGACATCAAAGCCATTGATCTTAGAGAGATGTGTAAAAATTATGGAATGATTGGCGAGAGGAATGGTTTCATTCCGTTGGAAGATATATTTCAAGCCATTTCAGTGGTATTAGATAGATATGAACCAATCAAAAAGAAATACGACCCTTATAAAAATTCATCTATCACAAATGAAGACAATGTGATTGCATCACACACAGAATTCGTAGATTGGAAAGACTTAAATTTATGGTCTATATTTCAGAGAGATGTTTCACCGTTTCACATTAAAAAGATATCGTTAGACTTTCAACCCACCGCGGTGATAACACCTTGTGCTATTAAATTAAGAATCAATGGCAAGGTTTTTTATTTTATATGGGATGGTCATCACACTCTACAGGTGTGTAGACTACACGGATATACCAAATTTAAGATTGATGTGATAGATATCGATCTTATTCCTGCTGAGACTGTTTTAGAAGACGGATTTGATCCTAATGACAGAATCAGTTATGGTATATGGGTAGCAGGATCTAATATGATTAGAATCAATTCTAGAAATAAAAGACCATTACACGCCTATGATGAGTTTATGATCAAATTGGAAACACGAGATCAGGATACTGTGAGCATTTCAAACATAATGAACAAGCACGGAGTCACACCTCACAGACAGAGCAAGGCTCCCAAGTGTTTGACACAGATCAAGAGTGCGATTGAGTGTTTTGATCTAGCAGACAGCAACGGAGTCAAAGGTAGATTCTTAGACAGAGCCTTGTCATTCCATACTAGAGTATGGCCACAGGCTCCTATCGAACTTGAGATGTTTAGGCCTATGGCTTATCTATATCAGAAAGCAGACATAGAGGGAGTCACTCTGAATCAAGATTGGGACAGTGAAATGGCCCAACTGATCACATCTAACTATGGTGATCCTGAAACGGCTCAGACCAAACTGAAAGAAAGTTATTGGAAGGCTGTTCAAGCAGATCGTCCAGAGCAACAAGGCAAAGGTAAACTGGCTCAACACGATCGAGAACGAGTTTTATCAGGACTACTTTGTTTATATCATCAAAAGGGTGGCAAGAACACCTACACACCACAACCAGAATATAGATGGGTGATATAATTCTGAGACTGTTATATCTGATGGATAACCCACACGGTGGACTGGGTGTGAAGGTTGGTTCTAGTGGATTGGAAAAATTTCCTGGTAGGATAGGCAACTACCAACAGGGTAATGGTCCAGACTATCTCGTGACTTGGCCTGTGTGTTATATTGGCGAAGAGAGTGTGATCAATCGTTTGGAAGAGAGAATCAAAACAGTATTGGAGCTCAATCGATTAGAGAGCAGACTGGGAGAATGGTACGACAACCACACAGTGGCAACCATTACACCCAAGATAGATGACATAATCCAAGGCAATCATTTCAAAGTGAAACGGGTAGATGACAAATTTTTACCAATTGCCTATGAAATTGGCTGGAAAACACAGAAAAAAATGATGGAACACTATAAAAAACCTTCCATTTTAAAAGACTTTTTGTTAGGTTGACGGTTTTGGTAATGGTGTTATTATAAAAGTATAAACCATAGGGAGGAAAAATGGCAACAAGAGCAAGAATAGGAATACAACAAGAAGACGGAACGATCATTTCCGCATATCAACATTGGGACGGCTACCTTTCGGGACTGGGCTACAACCTATGTCAGCATTGGACAGATGCCAAAAAGGTATTGAAGGCCATCAAGTTGGGCAATAGTTCCAAATGGGGACAGATCATTGGCGAGAAGATCGATTTTGATGACAGAAGCGATGAGATGCACGATGTCCAAAATGTCTACTATATGAGAGACAGGGGTGAGAAGGATCAAGGTCCTATAACATTCAAAAATTGGGGAGACTACCTCAAGAATGGATTCAACTCAGGTGAGGAATACATCTACCTTATGATGGACACGGGGGAGAAGGACTTCCTAGGCAAGCCCATAGGCACCTGGAGTTATGCTCATTATGATGATGCTACGGGTTTCAATCCTGTAGAAGAAAAAGCTATCCAGGAACACATCAAGGAATTACAGAGATATCTAAAGGACAAGAAAGAAAGGCAGGCGGCATAATGAAGGTATTGAAAATTAGAGCATACGAATACGCAGAACTGAATCAAGAGGGCAAGACTGCCGTGAAGCATTGGTTGGATGAAGCACCTATTGAAGTGGAGAACGACAGGGGTGAGTTTGAGTACGATTATTTCTCAGACATGACCGATGAGGATCTCCAAGAGCATTGTGAGGCGAATGGTTATCTCTTTACGACTTATGGTAGACCCATACATCATTTGGAAAGGGAGGCGGCATAATGTGGCAATTCAAATATAGCCTTGCGAGAGACTGTGAACCAAAACATATCAAACCCAAAGACCTATTAGAGACAATCAGGGTGGATCTCAAGCGATGGTCCAAAACCCAAGATGGCAGAAACTATAAAAAATTCTATAAAAAATACAAGGAGGCAAAATAATATGTGGCAGGACGAATGGTTTGACGACATAAGGGCAGGCGACACAATCTATTATCAAAATGCACAGGGACAGACCCACAAGGGCCGGGCCGTGATGAGAGGTCCTGCAGGATGGGTATGCGATCGAGGACGGGGACAACCTGTGATCATAAACGAAGGATACAATTACCTAGGACATTCTAAAGGTAAGAATAGACAACCAGATCATTTGGGAGAATTTTTAAATGGTTAGACTGATGGCAGATTGTGGATTGCCTCTAAAAATACAGACCGAGTGGACTGAAACGACATATCAAGACTATGATGAGTTTGACTATATGAAGTCAACCACAGTGGCGGGTTGGAGAGTGAGAATCAATGGCAAGGTATATCCCCGCGGTAATGTCAAGGGCAATGGCACCGCAGATTGGTCTTACAGATACACACCTAGAGCAGGAGAAACAGAAGAAGGCAAACAAGAAGCCATACGAAATGCTCTGTTAGAAGCAGGATTAGGAGTAAAAGGATTTGAAACTCAATGGAGATTATATTAGATGAAGCCAACCCTATTTGAAATTGTATATGTGGACAGTGGAGGACATCTTTGTTATAGATTTATTTGGGCACAGAGCAAAGATGAAGCAGAAGCATTATCTAAAATACCATCAGACGACATTCGTTCTGTGAATGATGCCACTGGCAAAAAGACCACTCACTATACCTATGGCAAGTTGGATCCATTACAATTATTTTGTTTGCCTACTTGGATACAGGATTTTATAAAACAGTATCCAGCACCAGCATCAGAACGAGCATTCGCAAAGAACATACCAGTCACGGCAGAGAATATGGCCACGATCAAACGGATAGCCAAGGTAATACCTATCATCCGCAGATGGAGAGGGTCGTCACGATTTTTGGGTGAGATTGGCGAGAGTCTGTATTATGAGAGACCCATTGCCTACTGTCAGAAGCAGGGAGCAGAGCGGGTCAGCCTGTATTACAGGGAGAGAATATGATGCCATTTACATATCATATCAAATTTTACAAGGGAGACAGCATTGTCACAATGACCGTGAAAGCTCTGACTGAGATGGGAGCTCTAGAAAAGTTAGGCATCACTCGAGACCAAGTGATTGAAATTAGAATGTTGGACGGAATATGAAAAAGATTTTAAATCAAACAGAGGAGAAACAAAATGGAAGATAAACAAACGAAGCCAATAAAAAATGCGATACTAGGAGTGATTGCTCTGGTAGGAGTGGTTCTGTTGATAGCATTTTTAATAGATGCTAATGGACCAGCCAAAGCAGAGATAGATTCTGATGCTAGAAATCCAGGATTGGATAAAAGAGTATCAGAGTTAGGCACATCTATGAAAGGTTGGGCAATGGCGTTTGGTGCCAGTATAGAAAAGAATGCTTCTGAAAGCAAGACAGCATTTCTAAACGACGTTGACAAGGTTAAGAACTCTAAATTTGTTCAAGACACAATCGAATATCAAAAGAAAGGTTGGGCTCAAGGCAAAGAGGATCTTGCCAAAACCCAAGAGAGCATAAAAACTCTGCCAGATAGATTAGTAGCAATACCTGGAGAAATTGCGACTGGTGTGGGTAATTTTGTGAAATCAATTACAGGAGGAAACAAAAATGTTGGAACAGATAAAAAATAAAATATCTGAAAATTCAGGATTGGTTAATATGGCCATCAATTTGGCCATACTGTTCTTCCTATTCTCTGTGGCATCTGGCGTGAGTGATATCAAACGAGAGATTCAATCAATGAAATCTTCTCATCATTCTGTCAGCAATTCAGAGGATAGACTGAAAGAAATGGTAATAACCAACCTAATTCAGGTGTTAGAAGCAGAGCAAAATAAGAACAAGGCCAAATAAGTCATTGATTTTATTGGCTTTTTTGGTGGTTGACGGTTTGGTAATTGGTGTTATTATAAAAGTATAAACCAAGGGAGGATATAAATGAAACAATTAATAAATCAAATCTACAGTTTGAATTCCGTAGAGTTAGATCAGGTAATTCAGGCTGTAAAATTTAGAAGAAATCAATTGCATTGTCAGAATGCGAATTCTTTTAAATTCAGAGACAGAGTATCGTTTCAAGGCAGACACGGTAGAACAGAAATGGGCACCGTTGAAAAAGTGAAAATCAAATATGTGTTAGTAAGAACAGATGCCGGTCAGAGATGGAATGTTCCGGGATCACACCTAACTCAGATAAAGGAGACTGTCGATGCCTAATTGGTGTTCAAACACGGTCCAGATAACTGGACCAAAGAAAAAGGTACAAGCGATCAAGAAGGCCATTGAATCGGATGGGTTCTTGAACTATCTCTATCCAATGCCCAAGGAGTTGGAAGACACGACAGCGGATGGTTCCACGAACGAAGCATTGATCGAAAAGACAGGTGCTTCTGACTGGTATGACTGGAGAACCACAAACTGGAGTACCAAGTGGGAAGTGTCGAGAGACTATGCAGAACCCGAGATTACAGAATCCAGCAATGGCACAGAAACATTGAACTGGTCATTCGACTCTGCTTGGGCACCACCCGTTGGAGCCTATCAAGAATATCTAGACAAGAACAGTGATGTCAGCATATTCGCGACCTACTACGAACCGGGCTGTGACTTCATGGGAGTGTGGGATTCAGGCGATGACAGATGTTATTCACCAGGCGACTACAAGTCAGATGACGACTTCTGGACTACGGAAGATGGCGAACTGTTGGACGACAACTATGGCATCGTGGAATCCAAGGCAGAATGGGAAGCCGAGGAAGAAGAGGAAAAAGAAGATGTCACAGAGTATGTGAAAGGCAACGCAAGAAACCTAGATAAACTTCACATAGGGGAGGACTCTTAATGGAAGACAGATTGAAACAGTTGGAAAAACTAGAAGATTGTGTAATGAGTTTTTGGGATCGCCTAGATGAGGATATGCAGGAGGAGATCAGAGAAATTCTAGACTACCCTAGCAAAGAGGAGGCGTAATGGTTAAATCTATAGGTCATAAATTACCTTTTGATTGTGTGGTGGGGGATAGTGCGGAAAGCATTGCCAACCCTTACACAGGAGAGAGTGTGGAATTACCACCAGAAGCGGTGGCAGTCTATGACACCATCAAAGGTGCGGAGATGTTGGGCAATTACGATTTAATGAATAAAGGGATAAGATGGTTTCAACAATACTATCCCAAAGAGTATATGGTATTATTAGACTAGGAGGAAACATATGGAAATAATGAGTGAAGAAAGAAAAAGACAGATCAGAGAGTTAATGAGACAGAAGATCTCTATAGAAGATCAATTACAATTCTGTTCTGACAATAAAAAAATACAGAGATTGGAAGATGATCTGTATGAGGTAAAAGACACACTGGATAAAATTACCAATGGAGTTTGGTTTGAAGATGTCAGCGAACAAGAACTACAAATGGAGAGAGATTCTATAAATTAGTTGACTTTGACTGAATAGACTTTATAATAAAACTATGAAAAAGAAAAAAGTGATAAAAAAGAAAACTTCTAAGAAGCAGTTGAAGAAGACACCTGCTAAAAAGTCTGCTAAAAAGATAAAACAGCAGAAAGAATTGATACGAGCAATTAAAACACCAGAGAGATTTTTCAAAATAGACTTCGGCCGATATGGTGGTGAAGTGGCTATGGGAGAGATCACAGAAGCTCAATACAACTATTGGGCTGACCGAGACCAATCAGAGTTTGAAAACTATATGACCAGCAAGGGATTTGGTGAGGAGAATGATGAATTTAAAGATGTTCCAGCAGAAGCAAGGATAGAGGGCGAGTTCTACGATCACGAGGATATCTGTCACACATCGGGACCAGAGTTCGCAGATGGTCAGTATATGCTGATATCAGAAGTGGACCGGGATGGACAGCCTCTACAGGACGAAGATGGCAACTTCCTAGAAGATCGTTCTATAGATATGAAGGACTTTAAAAAATTAGGAGTCAAAGTTAAATGTGTCGCAGAACACAACTCAGGTTCCAAGTCCTGTAAAGATAAATTTTTTATGTTTGGACAGTATTTCAACAAGGGCGGTTGGTACATACCAGAGCCCATCAAGACAGGGCCGGCGGGAATTGATTTCAAGAAGATGGCAATCAACTACGAGAACTGTGATGGATTCCGAGTATTCAACGAGCTCATCTACGATGGAGAGAACCTCTACCTAGAAGAAGACTCTACAGGCAAGGGCTCATCATTCTATGTGATGGCGGGCGATGCCGTTTAAACAGAATTCCGCAAGGAATCGATCAGCGAGGAGTAATTCTTTATTTTACACCTCAACCTCGCTGATTGTTAATTATTATTATGCAAGAACTTAAACAGGGCATCTTTGAAACACTTCGAGAGCTGGTGACCACTTCCAGTGCGGCTCGTGCTGTGATCTACACTCTGGGTCACATCATCATTGCAATGACCTGCAACACCATCATCACAGGAGCCAGTTGGGAATTGGCGGCCGCAGATGCAATCATAGAGCCTTGCATCAACGGTGTGTGGTACTTCATTTTAGACAAATTTTGGACTTCTATAGCCAAGAATCCCAAATAAGTCATTGATTTTATTGACTTTTCCTAGGTTGACGCTATCTGTATCCGTGCTATACTGAATTATAAACAGTTTTAAACGGAGGTGTAAAAATGTTCAAGAAGAAGATAGACAATAAAAGCAAGTTTGATTCAATGGTGGGTTTCATTGATAATGGTACTGTATCAGCAGTGGAGCCGGGTTGGAGGATCAAGCCCGAGGCACTGGCGAAATTATTAATGGACAGATTTCCTACAAAAGAAGATGCCAAGAAGTTGGTGGAGTCTGCGATACTGGTTCCTGTGTTCAAAAGAGAAGATTATGAAGGTGTGGATGGATTTGGTGACGTGGTTGAATCCAATCTGACTTTCTTCAAGGAGAACACTAGAAAACACGTCGGTCACCTGTTCTGCCATATGGCGGGAGTTTGGAAATATTCAGACAATGCTGTGAATTGGGATCCGATCACTGAGGTGTTCGAGGACCACAGCGGAGTGAAGTTTGATGGTGTGAGAGACGCTCTTGATCTACAAGACAGCCTAGTAAAGGAGGTTGCTTAATGCGATTGATCAACGACAGCGGATACTCTAAAGAGAGAATAGAACAAGAATTCAAAGACACTTTCATAGACGATGGAGGTATTCTACGATGGACGATCAATGCTCAGATACCTTTTGATGATATGTTGGCTGACTTTCGTACACTGGATTTGATAGATGAGAATGTTCAATTGGCTTCAAATCTTGTGAGAGAAAAAGAAACAGACGATTTTTGGAAAGGCTATTTCGCAAAGAATGAATCCAATTAATAAAGTAGCGATGGAACTGTTGATGGCACTGAGCCTGCAGTTTTCAGGAGAATCAGGATTGCCCACAGTGAACACACAGGAGTTGAGCTGTCTAGCACAGAACATCTACTTTGAAGCACGAGCAGAGAGCATACAGGGCAAAATGGCGGTGGCTAATGTGACTCGTAATCGAGTTAAGTCCGCGGACTTTCCCAACACCTATTGTGGGGTGGTCAAAGATGGTCCTGTGAGAGAATCTTGGAAGACTCGTAAAGATGCTGGTCTATCCAAAGAACAAAGAATTTATTATCCAAGAAAACACAGATGCCAATTCAGTTGGTACTGTGATGGAGAGAAAGACATCATCTGGGTTCAATATATGAACGGCACACCCATAGAAGGCAATGCCACGGGTTGGAGAGACTCTGTGAATGTGGCCCTGATGGTGATGCACAATGAAATAAAAGATAACACAGGTGGAGCCCTGTATTATTATGCACAGAATATCACTTACCCTTATTGGGCCAAAGAATACAAGACCATAAAGGTCATTGGTAATCACACCTTTATGGTACCATAATATGAAAAAAAAGAAAACATACATTCACGTCAATCAGCACATCATACGAGCCAACCGAAAGAATGGCACAGCCAATCCGGTGATAACAGTGAAACAGGGTTCAAAGAACACCTACTGTTCCAGAGTACGAGTGTTAGGCCCCAGCGAAGTGATATATGGTGGCAATGATCGACCCCTGTTATCCTGCGGTGCTCGAGTGGTAATAGAAACAGAAGCAGATGTGGAGATCGTAGAGTGAAACATACAGAAAGGACTAAAACTATGAAAAAAAGAAAAAGAAACCAATTTGAAAGAAAATTAGACGAATACAATCATACCATGGAATTGATTAGAACCGTTGTACCATTTTTTATTTTGGTAATACAGATTGTTATTTTAATTAAATTATTCTAAGATAATCAGTTGACAAAAACAGAAAGGATGTTAAGTTATGATTGATATGTTGACGATGCAGGTGGGAGACTTTGCGATATGGCAATATGTCATAATGCTGACTGTGGGCATCGCCTACATTTGGTGGAAAGGAAGATAGTATGACAACAACAGGAGAAGGACCGTTCTTCGATGCCTTTGAGGGCACCAAGGATGGCATATTGAGGCAGGAGTTGATCACCTACAAGATCAGGGACGGTATGCTGGTGATGGAGAGGACCATGCGGCACTACAACGGCAGTGACTACACGGATTCAGTCAGTTCAATACCGTTGGCGGAGGTGCACAATGCCTAGACCAACCAAGAGAGACAGCAACATAATTTTGAGGATGTGGCAGATGGCAGAACCCAAAGAGAGCCGGACCAATCGACACTTCCAATTCAGCCTGGCCAAGAGTGTGATAAGATTCGTGGGCTATGGCTGTATGATGGCAGTGGATGTGCCGATCATCGTGCTGGCGGGTGTGCTGTTGGCAGGCGCAGAGGTGCTGGGCATCTTGGAAGAAATATAGAATGAGATTGGATTACAGAGACAAGACGGACCAAAAGAACAATCAGTTGGCAGACAAGGGATCGATTGCCTACGGGATAGTGGAGAAAACATCTCCGGAACTGTTTGACTCGGAACAGAATGGACTACAAGTTTTACCCAAAGTGGTGAGATTCCAGATACTGACCATACTGGCAGTGATGTGGGCATTCATATTCGCCATCATCACGGCGGAGTTCATACACTTTGGCATCAATGTGACCACCAGCATCATAGCCCATGTATTGGTGATAGGTGGCATCATATTCACAAGGAAGAAATTGAACACACGAGTGGATGGCTACAATGGCAGGATGATGGGAGGAGAACACGAATGAGCTGTGATAGGAATTTAGAAGTTAAAGAAAGACTGTACGACCAATACTTGGATGAAGGCCACTCACACGAAGAGGCCGTGGCATTGGTTGAAAAAACATTCGAGGAGATGGCATAATGGTCACGGTATATTTGATAATGTATCACGATGGTCATAGTGCTGTACCTTTGGGAGGATATCCCACTCTGGAAGAAGCACAAGACATATTGAAAGAAATGAGAGACAACAGTCCAGACACAGAACATTGGATACTGAATCCTTTTGAAGTGGATGAGAACGATAGGATAGAAGAATGACATTTGATAGGATATTGATCCTGCTGTTGATCATAGCAGTCTATCTGCTCGCACAGGAAGTGGCCGAGTGGTCGGGCGTGTTGAACACCATCAACACAATGATCAAACAATTTTTACCAGGTATGAAAACCTAACGGTATGACAGAGACTGACAAGAAAGAACAGTGGTGGGATAGGTTCTGCACCGTGTGTGGTTGGAGAGGCACACCACCAGAACTATTGCCGGATAAAACAGCAGAGTCTTTCTATAGATGTCCTCTGTGTAGAATAGATGCTGATGAAGGCATCAAAGAGGTGCCTTGGCACAAAGGAGACAAACGATATCGTAAACATTAACAAAGGAGAAAACAATGGATGAATTTGATTTAATAATAGATGAGTTAGGAGAAGAGGAGGCAGAAGAGAAGTATTGGATTTGTGAAGAGTGCAATCTCGAAGACATCGATATCGAAGATAGCAAGTGTCCTCGATGTGGTCATAAACACAAGACTCATTATGCTCGAGCAGAGGAAGAAGAACTAGATGAGAATGGTGATCCGCTGGATAAAGAGTATTACGAAACACACTACTAGATTCTAACAATCTTCCGGTTATGAAGAGAGATTGTTTTTATAAAGTAGAAGTGACTCGAAACAAATTCGATGGTTCCTATTACTTTCCTAAACGATCAGAAACTTGGTGGATAGGCAGATTCACTTGGCGAGAAGTCTTGTCCTATGTGGATGAATGGTATGAGCGAGGTGCTGATGCTGTGACTCTGGAGCAGATTGATGAAGAAGAATTCTACGAAGCGAAAGACTAGGACCTACTATTATATCGTGGCCACTTGGCATCAACGAGATCCTGTGAAGTATGAGCAATGGAATATACCTATAGGCTATGATCTAGAACGAGCAATAAAAGTGGGCAAGGGCATCGCACAGGGCAATAATGATGGTATGGGTCGTCCTGACGTAGTGGTTTTAGACGAGATTACCACAAGATCTAGTGATTAAGACAGTTGACCTTACTATAAGTTGTTGATTTTATTGACTTTTTATTGCTCTAGATCGGGTTGACCTATAACAGGTTGGTGTTATTATAAGAGTATAAGCAATTTTACATAGGAGGTAGAAAATGCAAAAAAATATAGAAAAAACAATATTAGAGTTCACAAAATTAACTGGTCTTACAGAAAGAGCAGAAATGGTAAACGGAACTCTGTATGTGAAATTATTACAGAATGACAGATGTGACTTCTTCCACAATATCATAAGAACTTTTTATGTGGACAATATCAGTTCAGATGGTGGAGTTAATATGTATTCTGTGGGTGACGAGTTCTGTTTTGACTTTGTTCCAGCAGATGCTGAAGCACCTGTGTTCGCAGATATTCCAGATGATGTGGACACAATGATCAATTTAGAATATGAACAATCAATTGGAAAATAAGGAGACGGATATATGACAAAAGAAATAATTGGTATAGCATTGTTAGCGATAACCCTTTTTAGTTTTTTTATGTTGGTCAATACTGTGATCGATATGAGAACACTTTCAAAGAAGATGAAGAGAAGAAGCAGATACATTTCTGATTCCTCTCAATCAATGCTGAACAGATGTGATTCAATGATGGACACACTGAAACAAATGAAAAAAGAAATCAGAGGCTAATATGACAGTTAAAACAGAATGTTCTTTCTCAGCAGATGATGTGGGCAAGAACCTATATAGAAAAAAAACTTTTTATAGAATAGAAGTTATACAAGAAGTGATTGCTAAAGATCAGGATGAAGCAGATTCGCTGTTCCTAGATCACGGCGGAATTGATTATTCTAGAGTGAATGAGATTGTCCAAAACGATATGGGAGTTGAAACCTATGTGGTAGATGCTGATTATGATGATTCAGATACCACTGAATATATGGGCAAGGTGGTCTATGAAGATACTGAGTATGCCAAAGAAGACGGCGATGTAGAAATAGATCAATACAGAGATGAAAACGAAACGGTGGAGGCATAATGGCGGATAGAACATTTTCGGTAGGTGACACAGTTAGACACCTCGAACAGGACATCATAGGTGAGATCCTTGCGATACACTATGATACCAACGAGATCGTGATCAAGGATCTGTTCTCGGAGTATGAGGCACCAGATGATCAATTGGTGTATAGACCGGAAGAATTAGAACTATACAAAAATCAAATAGGAGCATAGGATGAGCGAACTAAACATAAACGGTATGACCACCATCGATGATGTGTTGGTCTGTATCAAAGAAGCAGTAGAGTCGGGCGATCAGGCTTTGGCTATCGATCAGATAGAGCAGTTGAGAGAGTATGTTATTGAGAATGACATTGGCGAGGTAGAAATACCTTTGAGCCAAGAAGACATTGATCAATGCACCAAATATGGTGATTACGAGGAGAGATTTGGAGATGCCCGAGATCATCATCTTATCAATCAAAATTTTAACAGAGCATTTGGAGTGAAGAAGTGATTAGAATAGGACTGTTTGTTTTTATCTTTTTGCTGTCTGTATCTGTGGGTCGAGCAGATCCTAAATTGGTTAATATTCCTTACAAAGACAAGGAACCTAATATCACTCTAACTGTCACGGCTAAAGACAGCCGTGCAGTGGTTATATACCTAGGAGGTGGTAATGGACTGTTTTCCTGGAATGAATCTAAGAAATATTCATCGTTTCCAGTATCTAAAGCAGTATTAGATCTACATCAACAGAACATATCTGTGGTGGCTCCGGATTGGCCCTATTCTATGAAGATCGAAAGGGGTGGTTTTGATATGATATGTGGAATGAGATGTTCTGCAGAAACTCAAAAAAGACTGTTGAATGTGTTGGATTACACTTTAAAAACATTTCCAGGTCAACCTGTTTGGATGATCGGACATTCAAATGGTTCTATTTCTGTTCAATATTTCACAGAGTTCTTAAAGAAATTAAACAGACTGTCTGACCTTCAAGGAGTGGTTATATCTGGCTCTAGAAGAGAGACTAGAATCAAGACACCAGAGTTAAGAGTGGCGATGCTACATCATAAAGATGACAATTGTCAATATGTCAATCGATCTGTGGCCGAATTGGTGTTTAAAGATAATAAAGAACGATTGAAAGATAATATATCTATCGAGTGGGTTGAAGGCGGACATAACGGCGGCTATTGGGATAAGAAAGGACCTTGTATTGGTGGTAAACACTCATATGAAGGTGCGGAGCAAGAAGCCACAGACAAGTTTAGAAACATAATACTGGGAGGTCAATGATGATTAAAACTGAAATAGAATGGTGTTGCGATCTGTGTGGTTATGATCGTAATCCACAGGCAGTGGAGAGTTGTGATATGTGTGGCTTGATGCCCAATGAGGATATGTCTATCACTCAATATCTACAAGAACTGGACATAAAAGTGAATGACCAAAGATAAAGATTTAAAACCTCTGTCACCAGAAGAGGTGGACGAGAAATTGAATCAGTGCTATGACTCACTCTATCAGAGAGCTCTGGAACTATGTATGGAGCACGACTCACAGATGGTGGCCAGCACGATGTTGGCACAGGCTCTAAGACTCTACAAGACCATATTGGAGCCAGAGGAATTTGATGCGATGATAGGGGTTATGGTGGAGACAGCGGGTCAGATACAGCCCTACAAGACAGGCAATATACACTGATGGGATTCATTCAAACACCACAGAAGAAAAGAATTCGTGTGCGATTAGAGGACACAGCAAGACTGAGACGTGCTCGTGAGGAACATAAAGAATGGCTACGAAGCAAAGGATTGGACAAGATTAAACCCATAACAGATCGTGGCACACTGGAATTTGAACCCATTGTGGATCGTCAAGGTGTGCCTATGGGCAACCGAATTCCTGTGACTGAAACGGGTGTGGGACACAAGAAGGCACCTATGGTATATTCAGGAGAGAGAAAACTGATTGGCATAGGTACGATGCACAAGAGCAATATGGTGCCTGTATTTGAGGGCGAGGATGCCAAAGACCTAGCCAAGATGAGAAGATAATGTTTGGTAAAATGATTAATAGGACGGTTGACATAATAGGAAGTGGTGTTATTATAATAGCAAGAGTGTTGAACGCAAGACGGTTGAACCTTGTAATGTTAAACCTGATCTTCAACACTCTTACTAATATAAAAACAATGAACTGGGAGGTTTAAAATGGCAAAGAAAAATACCTACGAATTTATCATTCATCTGGGTGTGCAGGGCGGTCAGCAGTTTGACGAAGTGGATGCCTACACAGGTGCAATGGCTCAGTCAGTGATGGAGAGCAGATATCCCAATGCTGAGCATATTATTTTAAGGAATGTGACCTATAACACAGACAAAGACTAACACACTACAAGGGAGGAAGATGAAGAAGTATATACAGATAGAAGAAGGAGCATATCGAGGCCAGGATCAATCGGGTCGAGTGTTTCCCATTGTGAAAGACTATCAGAAGCACGATGGCTCAAAGACAGGCGGGTTCGTCACTGTGGATGTGACTGAGCTGAGTGGTTATCGTGAGCAGGACAAGGTGAGAATCACGGTGCCCAGCATAGCCGCATTCCGCATAGTGCCAGAAGCCGCTTATGTGACTTTCAAAGAAGAGTTAAACTCTGCACCAGCAGTGACTGAAGCAGAAGAAGAAAACGATGAAACAGCCATTCAGCGGATTGCGGATCGTTTTGATATCCTAAATGAGATGACTGAAGCAGTGGCCACCAACAAGGTGAGAGCAGTGATTGTGTCAGGCCCTCCAGGTATTGGTAAATCGTTTGGTGTGGAATCCACTCTGGAGAAGTTTTCCACATTTGATGACATCGCAGGCAAGAAGCGAAAGTTTGAAATGGTCAAAGGTGCTATGAGTGCCATTGGACTCTACAAGAAACTGTATGAGCATAAGGACCCAGGACACGTCGTGTGTTTTGATGACTGTGACGCTATCCTCTATGATGATCTATCCCTAAACCTATTAAAAGCGGCTCTGGACTCAGGCAAGAAGCGACACCTACACTGGAACACAGAAAGTCGTACTCTATACAATGAAGGTATGCCCAACCATTTTGAGTTTGATGCGGGTGTGATCTTTATCACCAACATCAAGTTTGACAATGTGAAATCAAAAAAACTACAGGACCATCTACAGGCTCTGCAGAGTCGTTGTCATTATCTAGATCTTACCATAGACTCTATGCGAGACAGAATGCTCCGTATCCGTCAGATATGTCGTGCAGGTATGCTGGAGAAGTATATGATGCCTAAACAGGCTCAGGATCAGATGATTGAGTTCATATTCAACAACAGGAACAAGCTCAGAGAAGTATCACTTCGTATGGTGCTGAAGATTGCAGATCTGTGGAAAATGGCGCCAGATCGATATCAAGCTCTGGCAGAACAAACCTGTATGAAACAGAGGTAATATGGACAATTTTTTAGACAGTTTGAGTCGGGGATTGAGTCGTTATCACGATAGATCCATAGAACTGGTGGATGATCAACCCTGGTGTCATCTGCTACTACTGATTGCGAGTGTGTGGGCCATACCCCACATCACACATCTGTTATGGCTGTTGTGGCTACACCACGCTCTGGTAGTGGGATCAGCACCTTTCAGAGCAGGATGGTTTGATTAGAAAAATTAAGAGCTTCTACCTCCCTAGAAGACCTGGATGTGACCCCAAAAGTTGCATCCAGGGCATAAACAACAGAGGAAATGATATATGGACACACGCAAGAGAAGCATAGCCAAAACTGTCACCTTTAGACTGTGGACATTCTTTATGATCACCACAATGCTGTGGCTATGGTTTGATCTCTCTGTGAGCCAATCCATTGCTTATGTGATCACTGTGAATGTGCTACAGACTGGATCCTACTATATCCACGAGCGAGTGTGGGACAATGTTCTTTGGGGCAGATCACAGCAACAGCAGAGTAAAAAGAAGACTGAGAGATAGGAACAGTATCACAAAACTGCCAGGACTCATACCCGGATTCTTCAGCACAGGATCTCGCACAATCTCATAGGGGTTCATGACCCTACTTATCGACTGATCCAAAAAGACGATGCAATAGTGTGGTATTACCAAACTGATGCCGTGCGACCTGCCCGCGAAGCGGATGGCGTGCGCCAAAAATTTTACAGGGGTACACAAGGTATTACCAAGTCGAGAACACAGACCCTAAAACGCCTAGGGCGTTTGCGTGATCAAATTTGAGGCCTTGAGCCATCCTACTCAATCGTATCCTCTTTGAACTGCCTGTAGTAATCATTGT